TGCTTGGATACGCTTATGATGAAGTGGAAGATAAAGTATTACATACGTACTCAAGTACGAAGACAAGATACTGGAAAAGTCCACTCGCTTTATCAGAAGGAGTATTTGAGCCGGTCGTTTTAGACAAAAGAGACACACGACCAGAAATACCTTTTTATCCATATGAAGATGCGGTAGAGAAATTTAACCATCCACAAGCAACGATGGACATACCTCTACTTGATCATTGCATTGACGAAGTGGCTGAATACTATGCGACAATCATCAAACAAGCAGAAATACCAACACGCGTGTGTACCAAGAGGGAAGCAATCAACGGTGTTAACTACATCGCAACGAGCAATCCACTAGTCAGAGACACAAGCGCAGGGTATCCATGGAGATTCTTACACTCAGATGCAAAGAAAGGACATTATCTCTCATTCGCAGAAGAAGATGGCATTTGGAAAATACGAGACGATCCAGACGGAAGAACCTTGAATCACGCAGTTGACAAAATCATAGACTGTGCAAAAAGAGGAATCAGAACTGCATGTTTGAACACAGCGACACTCAAAGACGAACCACGGAAAGTCAAGAGGATATATCAAGAACCAACAACGAGAGCGTTTTGGGCGGCACCCCTCGATAAAGTCATCGCAGACAGGATGTACTTCCATACGGCGTGTGCTGCACTTGCAGATACACAACACTTGCACCCAGCAAAAATCGGAATTAACCCAATAGGACCAGGATTCAATCAATTGTATGACTGGCACTCCAGAGTGAGCACACTCGGTTTCGATTTAGACGCAACGGCTTGGGACGCAAGTGTACCACTGTGTGTTATGGAACGTATTCACAGGATTTGGAACAGGATATATCAAGTCAATGACCCTAACTGGAAGGAAGAAGATGACATCACACGACGAACACTACATCTACATCTTGCCAAACCACTCGTTCTTTACAGAGATTTTGTAGTTCAGTTACCAGGAGGTAACATCTCAGGACAAACACTCACCGGAAATGACAACTGCTTTATCCATCACGTGTATCAGTACTACTTTTGGATGAACATGTGCAAGTCCCACAATCGCAAGAAACTAGCGAACTTCGGGGCTTTTACGCAGCACGTGGCATGCAGTTACTACGGAGACGACGCAATGAACACAGTCAGCACAGAAGTTGCAGACATGTTCAATCCACAGAACTACATCATTGAGGCGAAGAGGATCGGAATCAAATGTACACCAGCAGACAAGTCAGGAGAAGTCAAATTCAAACATCTCAAAGATTTGGAATTTCTCAAGAGGAACTTCGTGAAAGCAACATTACCAGACGGACGGAAATCAAAGTACTGGTGCGGGGCACTTCAAAAGATCACTTTCAACAAAATGCTCGACATGGTTCAAACAAACAAACCACACGACTACTACCTCGAGCCAGATGAAGTGAGATTTGACATGTGTTCAATTGGAGGCACAATAGAAATGTGTCTGCTTGAATGCGTGAATCACGGACCGAAGTACTTCAACGACATGAAGAAACACCTGATGGAGAGAGCTTCTGAATGGGGGATTGTC